CCGGAGATCGCGGAGAAGTTGTCGAGGACGACCGGCGCGGGCGGCGGCGGCGGCGTCGGGGTCTGCGGGACCGCCCCGGTGAACGCCGGGGTGTACTGGACGTCGGACCGGCCGTAGGGCAGCGCCGGGATCGTCAGGGTGACGTACATGACGCCCTGGTCTTCGGCGAGCGGCGAGTACACCGGCTGCGACGGCTGTGCGCGGAAGCAGTCGAGCACCAGCGGCAGCCGCGTCCCGGTGCCGGGGTCGCGGGTCCAGGTGATCGTCCACGTGTCCTGGTCGCAGACCTGCCCGAGGACTTCCCGGGCGGCGGCGAGCAGCTGCAGGTCCCCGGCCGGCGAGACGATCTTCACCGGCAGGACGATGGTCCGGTTGCTGGCCCGCCGCCCGAACGGCCGTTCCCCGTCGAGGATCAGGCTGGCCACGAAATCGGCGGTGGGCTGCGCGGCCCCCAGGCTGTATGACCCGTCGTCGGCGAGCAGGAAGATCGCCCCGGCGCACGCGGGGATGAGCGACGGCACGCCGCCTTCGGCGCCCAGTAGCTCTATCTGATTCGCAAGTACGAGCGAATTCGCCATCACCGGCCCCCGCGCGGGTCAGTCGTCACTGGCTCCTCCGGGGGTCACGGGTAGCGGCGGCGGAACGAGGCGTCGGCGCCCGCTCCGTTGATCACCCCGCCGACATGCTGGCCGGTGCGGGCCGGTATCGCGGCGGCGACGCCGGTCAGCGACCGGACTTCCGCGCGGAGCGCCCGCATCTCGGCGACCAGCTCGCCGCCGCCGACCATCTCCGGGCGCCCGGTCGTGTTGTACGCCAGCGACAGCCCGGTCGGCAGCCAGCCGCCCCGGTCATACCAGCCGTACTGCTGCTCATGCGCCCACGCGGCGATCGGGTCGCCGTACCGCTGCGCGATGTAGTTGGCCATCGCCGTGGCCTGCCCCGCGTAGGTCGTCGAGTTGCCGCCGTACTGTGCATATTCGGACGGCCCGTTGATGAACTGGGCCATCCCGTACGCCCCCGACTTGGGGTTCTGGGCGGTCAGCGAGTAGCCGGCCTCGCGCATCTCCACGTTGTTCAGCGCGGTCCATTCGGCGGCGCTCGTCCACCCGTGCTTGGCCGCCGCTGATTTCAGCGCCGCGACGCCGCTGGCGTTCGACACGCCCCCGGTGCCCATCGCCCCGGCCGCGGCCGCGCCCGCCGCCTGAGCCGCCGCGCCGGACGCCTTCTGGAACGCGCCCTGCGCCTGGGCCATCCCGATGCCGAGGCCGTTCATGATCTGCTTGCCGGCTTCGATCGCCCAGTCGGGCGGCGACTTGATGCCGAGGAACTTGAGGATCTGCCCGGGGATGCCCTTGATGAAGTTCCAGACGCTGGTGATGACGCTTTCCATCCCGGACAGCAGCCCGTTGATGACCCCGGCGCCCCAGCCGGTCAGGACGCTCCCGGCGGTCCCGAGGGCGCTGGTGATCTTGCCGGGGATCCCCTTGAAGAAGTTCACGACGCTGGTGATGCCGTTCTGGACCCGCGTGACCGTGTTGTTCCAGATCGTGTTCCATACGGTGGTCGCGGCGGACGAGACGGCGTTGAGCGCGGTGGACAGCGCGGCCTTCATCGTGTTGTACGCGGCCTCGACGGAGTGGGCGCCCTGGATGACCCGGCCGATCGTCTGGGTCCAGATCTTGTTCCAGGTACTGACCTGCTCGGACATGATCTCGTTGAAGATGGCCGCGATGTCGTGCCGGAAGGCGTCGAAGACAGACGCCACATCGTGGGTGGCCGTCTTCGCCGTAGCCGACATGCTGTCCCAGTTGGTCATCAGCGTCTTGACCACGTAGGACACCGTGTTGATGGCGCCGGCGATGACGTTGAACGCGATGCCGATGGCGCGGGCCACGTCCTGGCCGGACATGGTGGTGATGAGCTTGCCGAACGCGATGGCGACTTTGCCGATCCCGTCGCCGATCGCGGCGATGGCCGGCCCCTCGATGCCGTGGAACTGCTGCAGGAAGTCGGTGAAGCCCTTGGACTGGCTGAACTTGCCCGCCTGGGTCAGCAGCGTGGTCACCACGTCGGCGAACGTCTTCGCGAACGGCACGATGTCCGGCAGCAGCTTGTCCGCCAGCTGGAGCCCGGCGTTGAACACCTTGAAGGCTTCCGGCTGGAACGCGGTGGCCAGCTTCCCGAACTGCGTGACCAGCCCCTGGATGCCGGTGATCGCGCCCTGCTCGCTGGCGGGGAGCTTGCTGATCGCCTCGCGGGCCAGGTCCAGGTTCACCGTCGCGTTCTTCAGCGCCGTCGCGTTGGCCGTGGTCGGGTCGGCGGCTTCTTTCGCCTGCGCGGTCGTGTAGGCCAGCTGCGCGGCGTTCAGGCTCGTGTAGGCCGTCTCGACCTTCTTGACGGCGGGTGCGGCCAGCAGCGCGAACGCGCCCGCGCCGGCTCCGGCGGCGGCGAACCCGGAGATGAGGCCGGTCACCTCGACCAGGGCCGCGCCGAGCGCCGGGACGATGGCCAGCAGCGCCGGAAGCGGGATCGGGCCGATCGACCCGGCGCCGCTCTCGCCAGCCGCAGCGGCATCCCCGGCGGCGGAGCCGCCCAGGTTGCCCCCCCCGCCGCCGGACAGTTCCCTGCTGATAATGTCGCCAGTGGCTTTGGCCTCGGCGGCCATCACGGCGAGCTTTGCCTTGAATTCCGTGTCGTCGATCTTCGCGGTGAACTCGGGGAACGTGGCCTTCAGCTTGTCCGCCCGCAGCCGGATGTCTTCCAGCGTCTTGACCGCCTTGGCGGACAGCACCTGCATTTCCATCGGCTTGGCCGCCGCGTCCGCGACGGATTTGAATTCCCCGCGGAAGACCTGCAGCTTGGCCGTCGCCGCCGCGCTGTCGACCTTCAAGGCGTATGTCGGAAAAGCCTCTTTCAAAGCCTCCGCGCGAGCGTCTATCGCGTCGAGCTTGGCCTTGGATTCGACATCCCCGGAGACGGACATGTCGATCTCGACTGACTTAACAACCAACTAGCCCACCTCCCCGTTAAGTCAGTTTCCGCAGGTCAGCGGTATCCGAGCTCCGCCGCCCAGTCGTCAACTACGCCTGCGAAAATCTCCAGCATCTCGTCTTGCATCGCGTCGATCGCCTCGAGGAGGAAGGGCCGCGGCACCTGGCGTACCCAGGTCCATTTCTCGCGCGGCCCGTGCCCGTAGACGGGGTGGGCGATGGGCGCGCCCGACTCGCGGCCCTCCATCGTGTAGGCCTGGGGCGCAGCCGAGCCGCCCGCCGCGATAGTGATCCGTGACCCGCCGCCTTGCAGCCGGACGGATGCGGGCACGCGCACCGACCAGCGGGCCGATGATGCCCGCGCGTAGTCGGCGACGGGCTGGGCAGCGCGGCGGAGCCGGTCAGCGAGGATGGCCTGGTCCGTTCCGGGCACGGGCTCCTCCCGTTTGCGTTCGTGGTACCAAAGTGGTACCGTTCGGGTACAACCTAGAGAGGGAGCGTGAGATGACCCGGATCCCGATTTCGCAACCGCTCACCGACGGCTATGTCGAGTGCGATGAATGCGGCCACCCCATCGAGGAACACACCACTCGCGGATGTCAGACAATCCTCGACGAGCCGTGCCCGTGTCCGGACCGCTACACGCAAGCTCAAATTCGCGCGATCAGGAAACGGGAAGGACTGAGCTCCCGATGACCCAGACGCGCCCGCGCCTTGACGAAGACCTCGCCGCTGACGTCAAGGCCTACGCGGAGGAATGGCACATCAGCTTCAACGCCGCTGTCACGATCCTGATCCGCGTCGGCCTCCGGCGCGGACTGCGCCCCGAGGTGCCCCGAGAAGACTTGCAGTCATGAGAGTCGCCAGACCCCTGGCCGCCCTGGCAATCGCCGCCACTGCGGCGGCCCTGGCCGCGTGCGGCGGGAGCACCCCGTCCGCCCAGTCCGCGGATGTCATCGTCTGCCAGCACTACAAGGTGCAGCGCGCGTACGTGAAGAACCTCGCCGAGCCGACGCTGGCCGACGCCATCAAGTTCGAGGGATGGATCGCGGTCGACGCCGCCCAGGCCACGCCCGGCACTGCGCTGGCCCGTGACCTGGACGCCATGTCCGCCGACGAGCAGCATCTCACCAGCAGCTACGACGCGTCGGCCCGCGTGCTGGCCGACTGCACCGCGCTCGGGGTGAAGCCGTGAGGATCGGCGTGTCGTCATCCGGCCGCTGGTGGGTCTCGATGGGCCCGCTGGGCTGGCTGCTCACGTTCTGGCTCGTGCTGCCGGTGATGGCCGCCTGGTACCTGCTGCTCGTGCTGGGGTGGCTGTGCGTGCTGGCGTACCGGGCAATCACCGAACACCGCGCCGCAAGGAGAACCGCATGAGCACGCTAAGGCTCTATCCCGCTGGCAACTGCCTGCACTGCGACCTGGAGATTGAAGAGACGCACATGCTTGAGATGGTTGCCCGTGAATCCGGCCTGCCCGATCGGATGGTGACGATCCTGGTCCACTCAGGCTCGGATCATGAACGATGCGAAGGCCGCGCCACCAGCGCCGAGCGCAGGACCGCCGGGCCCTAGCCGCGCCGCCCCTTCTGCTCGCGCTCCCGGTCTTCCGCCTCGATCTGGTACCAGGCCATCCACTCCGTAAGCTCGGCCGAGGAGATGCGGCTGAGGAGTTCTTCGACGGTGCAGCCGAGCTCGCGGGCCAGCCCGAAGCAGAACCGCCTTACGGGGCGGCTTCGGAGTTTTTTGCCAGCTCCTCCAGGGCGTTCTGGTTCAGCCCGGACAGCCGCGCTGCCACGTCGAACACCCGGTCGAGCGCCCCGGCGGACAGCTCGCCGAGCGCGGCGACGTCCTGCTGGGTGAACAGCGGCTCGCCGTCTTCGCCGACGATCGTGCGGGCGGCGAGCTTGGCCCGCATGTTCGCGGTGTCGGGCACCATCTGGCCGCCGCGCTGGACGGTCAGCGACGCCTCCCACTCGTCCCGCTCCCGGCCCCGCAGTTCCCGCACCAGCACCGAGCCGCCCCACTCGGGCACAGATACGTCCTCGGTCTTGAGGGCCGAAGCCTTCAGGATCGCGTCCCGGTCGAGGTATGCCCCCATCAGGGGATGAGCACGTTGTTGGCGGGGACCTTGGTGATGGAGAACGAGACGTCGACCAGTTCCGCGGCGGTCATGTTGCCGTTGACCGCGCTGGTGGTGACCGTCGCCGGGAACACGTCCATCCGCTGGCCGGTGACATCGCCCTCCCACAGCATCACCACGAACCCGATGGTGCCGCGGGGCAGCACCGTGCGCACGTCGCTGCTGGTGCTGGTCGCGTAGATCGACAGCGAGCAGGACGCGGCGGTGATCGCGGCGGGGATCTCGGAGGTGAACCGGCTGGACAGGTCCGGCGTGGGCGTCGTCGCGGAGGTGACGGTGAACCCGGTAACGGCGGCGACCTCGGCGGACAGGTCGATCCCGGCGTTCAGCTCGGCGCGGGTCGGCGCGGTGTAGGTCGCGATCGTGGTGACCCAGTAGACCTTCCGGGTGCCCGGCGGGATGTACCGGACGGTCGGAGTCAGAGGTGTGGGCGGCATCTACTTCTCCTCGCTGGTTCCGGCCTCGGCGGCCTGGGCCAGGGTCATGGGTTCCGGCACCGGGTCTGGCTCCGGCTGCGGTATCTCGTCGTCGGCGAGCAGCCGCCAGCCCGACGCGTAATGCTGGGGGAGGGAGTCCCGGTGCACCGTGCCGGTGCCGCCGGTCTCCGGGTGGATGATCGTGACCCATTCGCCCATGACCCGTTCCTCCTAGCTGCTGATGCCGACGACGGCGCCGGAGACGGTGCCCGCGGCGACGTCGAACGTGGCGAGGCCGGTGACCGGGTCGCCGTAGGTGAGGGCGGGCAGCGGGATGATGGTGATAGCGCCGATGGTGGCCGGCAGCGTCACTGTCCGGTTGGGGATGACGAGCCCGTCGAACGTGGTGGCGGCGGGTACGTGCATCGTGATCGCGCATGTCGCGGCGGCCCCGTTGATGAGCATGAGCCCGAGGCCGGAGCCGCATGGCGCCGTGTTGCCGGTGGTGCCGCCCAGTGATGCTGTCTGGGTTACCGGGTTCAGCCCGGCGTGCGGCGCGACCTGCGATGTGAGAGCCGCCATGATTCTCCGTCCGGTTAGCGGGTGGTGTAGGCGTCGACGGTGACCGGGAAGATGACCCTGGCCAGCGCCCCGCGTGTCGTCTGCTGCTGCGTCAGCGACCCCGGGCCCGGCACCGCGCGCAGCACCGTCTTCCCGAGGGTGTGATCGGCGGCGATGGCCGCGCCGCACGCCGCGTGCAGCTGGTACGCCCGGACGCGGGCCGCGCCGATGTCGCCGCCCGGGTCGAGAACCTCGGCGGTGCACATGATCGCGTACCGTTCCCGGTCCGGCCCGGCGCCGAGGCCTTCGGGGGTGGAGGTGCCGGTGACGACGGCGGAGTTCTGGCCGCTCGCGTACCCGACGGCGACGCCTTCGGTGACGGAGGTGGCCCGGAGCTGCGGGCCGTCCCGGACCTCCGTCGCGGACAGCGCCGGGGCGCCCGTGAACACGGTGACCAGCGCGGCGATCGCGGCGGGGACGGATGAGGAGTAGGTCACACGTACGCCTGGTTCATGAAGCTGAGGCCGCCCTGGGAGCCGTCGAGCAGTTCAGCGGCCTGGTTGGGGATGGCGAAACCGAATCCCGCGACGGTCGTCAGTTCCTCGGCGCCCATGGGCAGCAGCGCGGGGCCGCGCTGGGTGGCCCACAGGTGCTGCAGGATGATCCGGGCCGCGACGCCGAACGCGGCGGGGACGCTGACGCCCCATCCGGCGACGTAGGTGACGGTGACCTGCGGGAGCCACTGGAAGAACGGCCCGTAGAACGGCAGGCCGAGCACGCGGCGGATCAGCCCCGCGTTGGCGTCGAGGTCCAGGCCGCCGCTGATGTCGATGACCCCGCCGCTGGCGCTGGTGATCGACGTGACGGACACTAGCGGTCGCTGCCGGACGGGGATGACCGTCTGCCCGCTCATCATCTCGGTGCGCTCGGAGGTGATCGTCTTGTTGACCACGGGACCGCCGGTGTACCGCTCGAAGCAGCTCCTGATCGTGGCGACGTAGGCGGCGATCTCAGCGTCGTTGGTGGTGGTCGTCTGCGGGATGTTGAGCGCGTCTTTTGCATCTTGCAAAGGCAAAATGCTGGTCTCGAACGGGTCGAAGACGTCGAACTCGCCGAAGCTGACCCCGGCGCCGGTGCCGGTAGAGGTCCAGGTGTACTGATAGTGGCCGATCGCGGCCAGGTCGGTGACGGGAATGTCCTGGTGGTAGGTACCCGTCGAGTCGTTGACGGGGCTGGCGTAGGTGCCGGTGACCAGCGTCGTGCCGTCGGCTACGGCGGTCTTGACGAGCAGGGTGAGTGCCCCGGCGTTGACGAGGTTCCCGTTGACGTCCTTGACGGTGGTACTGACGCGGACCGGCTGGCCCTGCGGGTAGCGGCTCACGCGTTCTGCCCGACGACGACGTAATCCCAGGAGACCGCCTGGGAGTCCACCCCGACGGGCGGCGTGACCGCTTCGGAGATGGTGAAGCCGGTGGCGGACACGGAGGTCACGTAGGCGCTGATCTGCGCGGCGAAGATGTTCGTCGGGGTGATGGTGACGGCGGGGGTGTTGC